CTGCGACTTCTGAGGTAGTCGAGTTAAGCAAACTGAGGAGGTTGTAGTTCTGGGCTTGATACAACGCAATTGAGTTTGCATCTGACGAGGTCTGTGCCGCGCCTGCGGGCGATTGGGTCACGATGTAGTTGTAGAGCAGTTCCGATCCGAACTGCGATACAAGAGTCATGTAATCGATACCTGTGCCGTCGGTTGTAAAGTTTGCCCCTGAGACGGGGTTCAGAACGCTCGACCTTCCCTTGAAGGTTAGGGTTCCGTCTGCTGAGACATAGAGATAACCCTGTTCGGAAGTGTTGACCTGTTGTAGATAGTTGAGAACATTTGTGTCTTGAGAGACTGCGTAAGCGCCAAGAGTAGATGATCCGGTACTGATAGACCTTGCGCCCTGATAGGTAATCTCTGGACGGTCTAGAGCGGTGTTGATGCGAACTCCTGAGGTCTCTGCGGACGGCGTGAAAGCGTTGAGCTGCTGATTGGCAAGAGTTGAAAAGGCGTCCACGCATCGAGCAAGCATTCGACCCTGTTGAGCGTTTTGATAGTCAAGGTTCCAGTCCTCAACGAAGCCTGTGAAGATTGGGGTGCCGTTTGCGTAGATGATGATTGGCGAGCGTGGCAGGACGAACGGGTAGTAGATGCTTGAAGTGTTGAGCGGGTCAAGGATTCGGGAGTTGTTGTTGAAGACGACTGTTGCGTTGCCTGCGTTGAATTGGTCAAGTTGGCGGTTGCGTCCGCGTTTGATTGAGACTGACAAGACAATGTCTGTGAGGTCGGTGAATTGGATACCCCCGAGGGTGCCGGTGTTAAGGAGCCCGAAGGTTGCGTTGTTTAACTGGAATGGGTTGCCGAAGTTTGCCGTTGTCTGGAATCCGACAAGAACTTGATAGGTGGGAAGGGTCATGAGAAAGGCGCGAAAACTAGACCTGATTCGCGTTCGTAGGCTTGTATCGCTTCAACGATGTCGGAACCGATGGAACCTGGGGATGAAATAAGTCCGGCTGAAATGTTGAAGTTGATACCTCCACCGCCGAAGCCCATTGAAAGGTCTCCTGAACCTCCGCCACCTGTGACTCCACCGCCAGATGCGACTGATGGAGGTGTTACTGATCCCGCGCTAATTCCTGGAGGGGCAACATATCCGCCCATTCCGTTTCCGCCGTCTCCGCCACCTGACGCTCCAATGTGTCCGATAGAGATGTTTCCTAGTTTTGGAATGTCCTTGAACGGGTTGAGGATGTTGAATCCGCGAATGAGGATGTTGGCTGCCTTGATCCATGCATTACCCATGAACTCAAAGTAGTCGGAAATGCCGTTGACGACGTTTCTGATTCCGTTGCGGAACCATTCAAAGTTTTTGTAGAGCGCAATAATGCCGACGATGATTGCGGTGAACACGATGAGACCTGAGGCAACTTGGAGCGCGGTGAAGGAGGTTGCCAGGAGTGCATTGACGCCCGTAGCGATTTTGGCTGCAACGGTGTAGGTGACGATTGCAGCCGATATGGCACCGATAGCCGCTGCGATTGCTAGGAACGCTCCTGGGTTGTCCTGCGCCCACTGAGCGAACTTCTGAAGGTAGGGAAGGATTGCCTCAACGGCGGGAAGTAGTGCAGCGCCGATTGACTCCTTTGTCTCGTCGAGGGACACTTTGAGTCGAGCGAACTTTCCTGCTGCCGTGTTCGCAGCGTCGGATGCAGCTCCTCCGAAAGTCTCAGACATCTTTGCCATGACCTCATCGAGGGAGGCTCCTGCTTTGATCATGTCGCGGAGTTCTGGAGACAGTTTTGCTAGCGCAGTAAAGTTTCCGCCGTAAGCCCGTTCAAGGGTTTTGGTTACGGTCTCAAGTGAGACGCCTTTTGCAGCTGCGACATCCATTGCAAGACCCGCTGCTTTTTGGGCTTCGGTAATTGAGCCGGTAGCGCGGACAAGTCCCGCAAGTGCCGGACGAAGTTCGTCATCAGTGACCCCGAGAAGTTTGCCCTGGACAGTGATGTAATCCTCAACTTGTGCAATCTGTGCGTCGGTTGCGTTTGTGGTTCGTTGAAGTTGTTTCGCTAGAAGATCCTGTGACGCTGCATCTTCGATGGCTGCCTTTACTGATGCCCCAAGAGCTGCGGTCAGTCCTGCCAGTGCAGCCGTAGCGGGAAGTGCTGCCTTTTGAATTGCAAAGTTTGCGCGCTGTCCATTTGTCTCAAGACTTTTGAATTGAGCAACAGCGCGGGAAATTCCTTTGCCGTCGAACTCGGTGACGATTGGGATTGAGATGCCAGCCATTAGATATTTCCTATCAGGCGATTTGCTTCGCGCATTACTTTTTGAACAAGGTTTTCAATTTTCCCGTTGACGTCGTCTTTGTTGCGTTCGTATGCTCGCCACATTGCGCGACTCGGTGAACCGAATTTTTCTGTTAGTGCTTGAGCCATTGGCGAACCTGGCTTTGCTTTGCCCGCCATGTCAAACAGACGCGCTTGAGGTCCAGTCCATTTCATTCCGAAGACGCCGACGTTTTTTTTGAATCCGTAGGAGGTGTCTTTGATTGCTTTTCCAGAGACCCAGGGTTTGATTTGACGGGCAGGTTTTACATTGCTCCAGGGCAACATCTCTATCTGTGACTTTGTAATCCAGACACGACTCATCCCCGACAAAGGCGGTTTGTCTGTCGGCACTAATTCAATTGCGTCCCTGACTGTTGACTCCATGATTATTTTGAAATCTGAAGTTATTTCGCGACGAAGTGATTTGTCCATTGAGTTCAGAATTTTGAGCGCATCTTTGACTCCGACGACTTCCATGTTGAATTCATTTGTCATCGTCTACGCCGTGACTCTTTCTGTTGTTCGTTCAACACTTCGACCACTGTGAAGAGATCGTCTGTGTCGAACGGGATGTCTGCGTTCCAGTATCCGGTCGCAACAAGAACTTCTGCTATTGACCGACGGAAACTGCCGGTTCGGTAGGGTTTGGGTTTTCCGTCCCGACCACTTCAATTTCTCGGGTCTTTTTGATGAAGTCGTCAAAGGCGAGAGGGGTTGTGATTCCCGCAGCTCGTGATGATTCGAAAGCAAAGAAGGCGAGGTCTTCAGCGCCAATTCCGTTGGCAAGGCTTGAGGCTTGCTTTTTGAATTTGCGTTCCCATGCGACCACGACGAAGAGATTCGTTGTGACTTCATACGGGTCGCCTTCTACTGGATGGACTATTAGTTGGATTTTCATTGTTTCCCTTTGTTGTTTTGTTTAGACGATGTCTCGTACCCAGGTGCCGTTAGTGAACGACACTGAAGCGACCGCAAGGGTGCCCACAGTTGACATGATGACAGGAGCTGCATCCAGTGTTGCATTATCTATTGTGTATTCCGGATTTGAAGGACCTTCTGTGGCTCCTGATGGAGAGACAACAATTGTGCATGATCCAGCGGTGTTGATTGCTGCAAGAAGTGTTTCAATCTCTCCAACGCCATAGGAAAGAAAGAGGTCAAGGTTTACTGCGACTGTTTGCAAACCTTTTGTCCCGCGATGACCTGTGTCTGCCAGCGATGTGCTGTCCAAAATATCGAAGCCAACCATGACCTCACATTTTGAAAGTTGATCCGATACGTCGTATGAGGTGCCACCTGAAGGGGTGATTGTGCAAGTAGCACCTGCGAGGAATGTTGATGTTGCCATTGTGGCTCCTTAGTTTCTACGCACCGCTATTGCAACGGTGAGATCGTATGTGGGTATGTCTTGCCCGCCGTAGACCGCATTGCCTGGACGGGCGTCGGTTACTGCGATGGGCGAGTTCATTATTGTGTCAACTGTTGACATGAGATAATCGCCGGAGTCCTGATTGCCTGGAGGAGCAGCCAAGACTCTGACGGGTATCCGAAAGTCGCCGACATTGTAAGTGAAAGATGTCATGACGGGTAACTCGATCATGACTGACATTGGGCGCGCGTTTCGGGGATCTGTGACGGGTTTGAGACCGAGGGCTGTGAGTTGGGTTTTGATTGCGTTGACTGCGTCGACGAGGATTCCTGTTGCAGCCATTAGGCGACCTGTGGTCTTCCGCAGCCGATAAGAGCCATGATGCGTCCCATTGTTGAGGGGATGGGGATTGAGGACATTGAGTCAAAGGAGGCAAAGGAGTCTGCTGACCCGCGCTCACGGTAGAGGGTTGAGGCATAAAGAATTCCGCCCAATTTCACGGCAGCATCTGGAACAACGCTTTGAGAATCTGTGTAACCCGCTTCGCGACGCTTGCGATAAATGTAGGAGTTTGCAGCTGCTACGCAAGTAGTGATGAAGGCAGTGTCGTTGGCAGTTGCGACGTCAATTCCTAAAAATTCAAGAACCATTGCATTAGTGATCCAACTGATACTGGGCGTAAATTGCACTGTGCCAGTAGCCGTTGAACGAGTGAAGTCAGCGCCAGCGTTGACATAGAGAAACTGGTAGAGACGAATAACATCGGAATCAAAGAGAAGGTCGCCCTCGTCTGAGACCCCGATGAACTCAAAGTCTTGTGTCGAGACGACGGTATGGGTGCCAGAGAATCCGTGTGATGCGCCTGCAATGACGACGGAATCCCCGACTTGAATACCAGTCTCAACGAAGGTCTGAAGGACGGCGTAGTCATCGAGTCGCGTATGAAACGCGAGATCGTAAGTAGCCATCGTTCAGTCCCTGTCGTGTCTCAGGTTTAAGCCTGAGGAATCAGCATGAATTGGTTTGCGTCAATCATCTTCGGAGCGAAGTAACCACGGAAGGCAACGTCACGAGAAAGCGTTGATGCTCCTGCGCCGATGTCGGCAACGATTGCGCCCTTCTGCTGCTCGTAGCATCGGAATGCTCCGGTTGCTGCTGCTCCGACAATGGTTGTCTTCGCTGCGAAGTTTGTATCGACTACAAGACGAAGTCCAAAGACTGTTGCATCGCGTGAACCTGGGTTCATTGAACCGAATGCATTCATTGGTCCGACTTGTGGGAACAATGGACGGTCTGCGGTGTCTGCAAGTGATCCAAGTTGTGCAAATACATCGCCAGAAACAAAGAGATGATCTGGAAGGTAATTGCCATTTGCGAGGATGGTATTTGCGCAAGCGTAGACTTTTGCAATCCAGTCAGCAGGGTCAGTCGGTGCGACGTTGCCGGTTGTCTGAACTGTGCCAGTCTTCAATGCGTCGGCTGCAACGTCGTCGGTGAACAATGCGTATTTCTTAGCAAGGTCTTCAAGCAATGCTCCAAGAACTTCAGGATCTGACCAGTCGATTGAGGCTTCTGACAACTGGACATAGCCGCCGTAAATTGCTTTTGTGACTTGGATGTCGTCAACGATGAACTGTCCAGCAGTGATTGTTGCGTTCTGCGTTTCAGGTCCACCGATTGAAGTGTGGGTTGTGATTTTTGGAACGATGAAGATTTTTCCGCCTTGTGGCATTGCGCGAACGCCGATTGCATCAACAACTGGACGCAAGCCTTGAATCCCAGAATAGATAGGAGCGACGATTGGGGTCGGCATAATGCCGTCAAGATCAGCCGTAGTCACTGAGGGAGCAGCTGCACGGAGACGAGCGTTAAACTCGGCTGCGACTGCGCCACCTGCAAACTGTGCTGCAATCCATTCGCCCGCAGAAGGCATTTTGAATTCGGCTTTTGCTGAAGCGAAGATTGGGGATGTTGGGATGACGTCGGGCGCGGAGGCTTCGACTTGGGTTTCTTGTGACATTGTTTCCTCCTGGAGACTTGTGTCGGGTTGGGTTTCGGTTGCATCTTCTTCGACCTCTTCTGGGTCGTGTTCTGATGCTGCGATCTGTTCGATAACTGCGTCGGCAAATGCCGGAATGCTGACAACTGATAATTCTTGTAGATCAGCGGATGAGACAATCATGACGCCGTTCTTGTCGTACTTAAATTTTTTGGGGACTGCACCGACGGAGACGGAGTCGTATGCGGACATCTGAATTAGTTCAACAACATCGTCGGCTGCTTTTGAGCGAGCGAATGATGCTGAGAATCCGAGACCGTTGTCAAGGTCGACAAGTTCGGTAACGATGCCGATTGGGCGTCCGTCGTGGTTTTCAAGAAGTCGCGCGGGCTTGGCATTCAAGTCAAAGGCTCCGCGCTTGAACATAACTTTCTCTCCGCCTGAAACAATTGCGACGGTGTCCCAGGGGACGGCGATGCCGGTGATTGTGCGCGGTGCATCTTCTCCAGCTGCTGCGTCAAGAGTGACGGGGACTGCGGTGAACTTGATCATGAAGGGATCTCCTCGAGGTCGGGAACTTGTGGTTCAACTAAGGCGTCGTGCATTTCGCCAACCGCAAGAAGTTCTTCCGTGTCGAAGCAGACATATCGTCCGCGACTAACGACGTCATTCATGCTGAGACGAGAAGTAATTGCGTTTGCCAGCATTTGTGCCCCGAAGAGCCATAGATCTTGACGAGCCTGAGACGCATTTTGATAGGTCATTGAGGCTCCAGGCGTAGGTGCTGAAACGAGGTAAGCGGGTACGGAGCAAATGCGCGATAGATCGAGGGCTTGATATTCGCGTTGCGATGCGTTGACGGTGAGCGGGTCTTTGTTGAACTCTTTGAACTCGACGAAGTTATTGAGTGCGCCGATGACGTTTCCTTCGCGACGAGCCTGCGCCCATTGCGCTGCCAAGTCTCCAAGTTCTTCACCGGACATGGTTTCTCCAGCTGCAGTTTGTTGCAGGTAGCCAGGGACGGTTTCAATTGTTGCTGCGCGGTCTGCGTACTGATCAAGGTGAGTTGCGATGTTGACGGCGCGTCGTCCCGAGTACATGAGACCCGTTGTTGGGGCAAGGAAAGTGATGATCTCGTTCGGGTCAAGGTTGACGCCGTTGAATTGAATTGAACTCGGCATCCCGAAGAATTGCGGACCGACTTGATCGGGGGTCTGGATGTTTGCGGAGGGTAACCATTCGAAAGACATTGGGCGTCCGTCAGTTGCATTGCGAGAGGTCACTGCCCAAAATGCTCGACCTGTCATCCATAGATCCGTCACCGTGTTGGCAAGGATAAATTGCCGCGGAACTTTCGGATCAGGGTTTTCCATCCATGATTCGTTTGGGACATAGATTTCTTCGTACTCGGTGCCGTTCCACTGCTTGATGTACTGACGGAACTCAAGCCCTGAGATGGTCGAGGCGAGAAGGTCTCTCGCCCGCGACACTGTCGGGAGACTGAGGGCGACCTGCTCAAAAGCACCGCTGACCCACGCATACGTCCCTGGGACGCCAGATATGCCAACACCGGCAGCGGCTTTTAGAGGAGATGATGCAAATTCAGCGGTAGTTATTTTTCGGGAGAAGAACGCCACTCAGGGAGTCTCCCACAAACTTGTTGCAAATGCAACTACCTTCCGAATGCCATTGCTGCGCGTCCCGTATTCGACGGGCGAGAAACAAGAGCTGCTGCGACGACGAGAAGACGAGCTGCCTCAATCGGTCCGGGACTTCGTTGCGATGAGATCACTACTTGACCGTTTGCCCTGGCAAGGACGGCGCGGTTGACATGGCTCGAGAGAAGTTCTTCGCCTCGATGAAAGATTCGTTTTTCCAGAATTAGTGATCGCGTAAGACCCGTAAATTTCAGTACCTCGGCGTAGCCGAAGACCTGGCGTCGGCGTTCAAGTTTTTCAGGGGTGTGGAGATCGAGTGCCGGTGAAATAGCGAGTCGTAACTTGGGGTCGTCGTCCATTGCTTTATTGACATGAACCCACATCTCTTTCAGGGATTCTGTTGAGAATTGAATTGTGGCAATGATGTTGCCTTCGTCTGTTAGTCCGCATCTGACGCCGACATATTTGGAACTGTCCACAGAACTATCCACCGCTAGGACTCCGCCCTGTGGACATTCGAACTCGGTGAAGAGTCTGTCCCAGACGCCAGGTTGAATCCACGCATCCGCCGATGAGACCCACAAGTTCAGGTGAGCGCGAAGGAACGCTGCACGATCTGGAGTCTCCGCAGCTGCTTGAAGCGCCTCGAGCGTAATGGTCTGACCGAGGGCGGGGTTTGCGTAGCCGTAGTTGATTTCGTCATTCGGTGAAGCCCCAGACGGGAGGCTCCATTCGGCGAAGTAGAGCCGTGTCTGTTTTCCCTGGTCAATAGATCCGACCGCTGCCTCGCGCAAACGCTGCATCGTCTTAGAAGACTCATCGCCCGAAGTTGACCACGAAGACAAGAGTGGAGACTTGACCGCAATCTGCGAAGGACGCAACGCATCGAAATAGACCTCCTCCGAAACATTCCAGATCTCGTCAACAACAATCAGATCATAGGTTCCGCCGTGAAGGTTCGGTGTTGCAGCTCGTACTTCCCAAGTTGAGCCGTTTGGCATCTCAACCTTGTTGCGCCCATAAGACCAAGTGACCTTCGCTTCAAACTGTGCCTCGAGTACCGGAGCAAGTTCCAGAAAGATAGCGAC